TATGTTATCGCCACTTTACAAATTTCAGTTGCAGGCTATCACCTTACTTTTAGAATTGCTAGAGGGGGAAGCACTATAGTAGAGCCAAGTGCAGCAGGAAACAGAATGCTAGGTATGACACATATTTATGGTAGCTCTTCTTTTAATGACCATTACAATATTGAAAGTAAAGTAATGCAAGTTTTAGATAGTCCAAGTTCTACATCAGAGCTAACTTATAGTGTGCAAGGAAAAAATGCAAACAATGCAAACACTACTGGTTTAGTTGTTAATTCAACAAATAATGATGTAGATGCTGCTTACAATTCAAGAGTTATTTCAACTATTACAGCTATGGAGATTGCTGGATAATGGAAATAGACGCAATGTTATTTTGGAACATTATCTTAACTATGGTCGTTATACCATTTGGTTGGGCATTTAACAAGATGTTCCAAGAGGTAAAACGTCTACAGATATTATTAAATAAGACACGAGAAGAGTATGCACGTAAAGATGATGTAAAAGAAGATATGCATGACATCATGGATGCAATGAAAAGATTAGAAGATAAGCTAGACAAGATATTGATGGGAGCTAGATAGTGGCAGAGGCTAGAAAAAGAAAAATGCAAGAGGGCGGCACTACCATAAGTAATGTAACACCGCCAACTACAACTACCATGGATGTAGATGAGTATATGGGACAACAGATTACTAATCCTGTAATGCCTCAACAAAGTCAATTTGTTCCTCAGACACAAGCAATACAACCAGGAGAAGAAGTTTCTCCAGAGGCATATGCTTTACAGGGGCAACCTGATATACCAATATCACAAGCTACAACCACACAAGCACAAGGTCCTGCTGTGTCTCCAGCAGCACAAGTATCTCCAGCATTAATTGGGACTACAACACCAACAGCGACTGCTCAACAAGGCACAGGACTCACGCAACAAGCTGTAGCACAAGAAGGAGTTGTATCTCCTCAAGCGTTAGCACAAGCTCAACAAGGAGTTAGTCAAGGACTAGTACAACAAGCAGACATAACTCAAAGACAAGTTACAGCCCCTGAACAAATAACAGGAGCAGTAGCAGATACATCATTTTTAGCAGGAACTACACCTGCTCAAACAGATTTTGTAAGTCAGGTAGAGGGTGCCACAATGACTGTCACACCAGAAATGACAGTGCAAGGACAGTTAGCCCGTATATCTCAACAATTTACAGATGGTCAGGTACCATCTTGGGCAGCAGGGGTTGTGCGTAACGCTACAGCAGTAATGGCACAAAGAGGTCTTGCAGCTTCATCAATGGCAGGAGCAGCTATAACTCAAGCAATATTAGAGGCTTCTGTACCCATAGCAACAGCAGATGCTCAAACATACTACAATACTGCTGTTAAAATAATGGACAATCAACAGCAAGCAAACTTAACAAATACACAAAATAATTTAAATGTTTCGTTAGCTAATATGTCTAACAGACAACAAACAGCTCTAGCGAAAATGCAAGTGCAGGCGGCTCTGGCAGGTCAAACCCTCTCAAATCAACAACAAGCAAATATCCTCAACGCTGAAAAATTTGCCGAAGCAGCTAATCTTAATTTTACGCAAGAACAGCAGAGAGTGTTTTCTAACTCTAAAATGATGGAAACACTTAATTTGCAAAACTTAAATAATGCACAAACAGTAGCCTTGTCAAACGCAGCTAATTTTGCTAAAATGGATATGGCTAATCTAAATAATAGGCAACAAGCCATGGTATTAAATGCACAAGGCTTTTTGCAAATGGATATGTCTAATTTAAGTAACACTCAACAAACAGAAACTATAAATCAACAAGCTAGATTGCAAACTTTGTTGTCAGACCAAGCAGCCCAAAATGCTGCTCAAAACTTTAATGCTACTAGTCAGAACCAGGTAAATCAGTTTTTTGAGACATTGGCATCTGATATTAGAAAACTAAACGCAACACAGGCTAACTCACATGAGCAGTTCAATGCAGGACAAGCTAATGCCTTATCACAGTTTCGTGCTACCATGCAAAATACAAGAGAACAATTTAATACAAAGAATGCTTTAGAGATAGCCCAAAGTAATGCTACCTGGAGAAGAAACGTAAACACCGCAAACACAGCTTCAGTAAATGCAGCTAATCAAATTAATGCAGCTAATTACTTAGGTATATCAAATCAAGCATTAGCAAACATTTGGCAACAATATAGAGATGAAGCAGACTATGTATATAATTCATCAGAGAATGCTCAAGATAGAGCATTTAATTATGCTATGGCTGTACTTGATGCAAAAGTATCGGCAGACCAGTATGATAAATACTTAGATGAACAATCATCTAGTGCTATTGGTGGTTTTATTGCAGAATTAGGTATAGCGGCAATAAATAGAGGAATATTCGGATGATTGGAATAGCAGCAGCAATAGGTGCACAAATAATAGGAGGCACTTTAAATAAAAGTGGAGGGCAACGCTCTGTACAACAAACACAAGTTCAATCTCCAAGGTCTTTTCAATCAAGTATATATGAAAAGTTTGGTAGAGCAACAAGTAGGCGACCTAGAGTATCAGGTTTCACAAGACCTGCAGAAGTATCAACAGGTTCTTTCTATGGTCCAACAAGTAAATATAATGCTATAATAAGAAAAAGACTAGGTCTACTAACGTCAACGAAAGCATAATAACATGGATATACAATTAAAAGATACCATGACTTTACCGAGTGGTAAAGAAAGGTCTGTATTTGATACAACTATTCCTGGACAATCATTTACGGCAAACCCAGGCATATATCCTTGGGATAGCCCACCATTGTTAAACTCATCAGATGAAGTTGTACAATTTTTTTCAGAAAAATTTGATAATGAATCAGCCGCTACACAGTTATTAACTTTGTTAGAAACAGATATTTCTGTATCAACAATAGTTGATTCTTTGTTGTTAGCAGGATTTGCAGAAGGCTTATTTAATCCTGATGTTGCCGTATTAGCTGCAGAAGATTTAATATTACTAATTACTTATTTAGGTAAAGAAGCAGGATTAGACCCTAAAATAGTAGATGAGCAAGAGGGCACTGTAAGTGACGCATTACAAAAAATTGCTACACTTAAAGAAAGCAAAAAAGAATTTGCAGATTATAATGCTGGCATAGAACCTCCAACTGAGGAAGAAACAACAGAAGAAGAACCTTTGCAAAAAGGATTGATGGCAAAGAAACCAAAAGAAGTAACGCAGGAGACAGAAGATGGTATCATTTAGAGGTTTAATGAGAGGTGCTGCTCAAGCAGGCACTCGTAGACTACAATCTGTCAATTACCTTGATGAGCAAGGTATAGAACAAATAGCTCAAACTTTCCAAAAGACTGCTCCTAAAATACAAGAAGAACAGCAGAAAGCTCAAAAAGGTATAGATGATATAAATACTTTAGCTAATTCATTAGGTATCAATCCAGATGTTGTTGCTCATACAATGAAAGTGTATGGCAATGACAGAGCTAAAACTATGACACATCTTATAAATTTAAAGAAACATTTTAAGGGCAAGCCTATACCCGTTACTGCTATAGAGCAGACAGACCAAATGTTGACAAAACCAGAAGTTACAGAAGCAAAAGTAGATGCTGTTGTGCCTGAGACAAAGACTGATGATGAATTTAAATTCACAAGCCTGTTTAAAACAAGAGGCAGAGAAGATTTAATAAATGAATTTATAAATAGAAACCCAGGACTAGACCCACAAACTGTCAAGAATGTTTTAGCTGGTAATTATGATTTACCTCAGTTTACACCCACCACACAAATATCCTCTGATGTATTTATGAAAGGATTTGAAGGTGCTACAGGCAAATTAGGCGACTTATATAAAACATCATTTGCTAGATTTAAGAAATTAGATGACCAACTAATTACAAAGCCTGGAGCTTTTAGTGAGGCAAACAAAAACCTAATTCTTAAATTACGCCCTAAGTTTACAGAATTTCAAAATGCTTTAATTGACAATGATAAAACTAAAGCAGACAGTCTTTTTCAAGAAATAACAAAATTAGGCTTTAACAATATTACAACTCTCCAAGAAGACTCTTCTAGCAAACCAACTGAAAAATATAAAATTATTTTTAATAGAATGGTAGCAAGATTTCCAAATCAAACTAAAGAGTTCCATACACAAAAAACAGAGGAGTTTTTAGCAAGTGATGTTATATTCAGCGGAAACAGTGCTTTCAAAAAAATCATAGACCCTAATGGAAATGCTGCATTAATTCCAATGTATGTCATCAGAAATGGAAATGAAACTATATCTAATGACAAAGTGTATAAAAAGACATTATCATCAATACAAAAAGGTACTAATAACTTTGCTAAAATATTTAGATTAAGGAACACACTGGAGAAAATTCCTAATGCATTTAGTATAGAGGGGCAATTTAGACAAGGAGTTACTGGATTTCTTGGTTTATTTGGCTCAGAAGATTGGGCTAAAAGCGTTGGTGGGGCTGATATAATAATGTCTCAACAAGATAGAATATCTTTTGTTTCTTCTGTTAAAGACGAATTATTTGATGACCCAAGGTTATCAGACCAAGATTTGAGACTTGTATTAAATTACATAGCAATACTTGATAATCCTCTTGCGTCAAAGCCGTTAGCTAGAGCTGCTTTATTAGGCATAGAAAGAGCATTAGTGAACAGCCAGGCTATGAATATAGCTCAACTATATCCTAACCTTACAGCCGCGGCTTACGATAGTGACGGAGACATAGACTTTAAGAAGGACAGCGTTGCAGTTAGGCTACATAATAATCTTATGACTGCTGCATTTGGTCCTAATCATAAGAAAAAGTATGAAAAAATGAATGCTAAACAACAAGAGAGATATAAGTTAATAGCTCTGCAAAATTACAAGGTCGTTCAGAACTCTGTTGGTGCTGTTAATGCTTTCCAAAGTAATGTGGACAATGCTGAATTTAAATTCAGAAGTAAGAATTTATTTGATATAACAAAAGCTCCAAAGTTTAGTACAGCAGCAGTAGGACATGCAGATGCATTTAATAAAGTACTGAAAGAATACGAGGAAGTAAAAGCAAAGAGGTTACAAGAATCGTGAGTGATGTACAAATATTAAATAAATTATTTCCTGAAGATACAACAAATAATCAGACCTTAGCTGACAAGATTGTAAAAGGTACAACGGACAAAAGTGAAGAAGAGCAAATGAAAGGTGCTTTTGGAATGGGACCTCTTGGTAAAGTAGCCTTGCCTGCACGTTTGGAAGATGCTCAAATATTAGAAGTACAACCAGGAATAGTTACAAGTGTGAACGTGCCTACGCAAGAAGGACCTTTTGGAATAAAATCTAATGTAAGGTACGCTAGAGAAGGGGATTTTGAAAGAAGTCAAGAAACTGTTGAAAAGATTAAATTACAAGAGCAAAACAAATATGCTACAAGAATAAATAAACTAAAGACAGAAGCAGGATTTAAAGACGACAAAATTGACATATCTGATTTTACTCAAACTAGCTTTTTTGGTATAAGTCCAGCAGAAGAAACAGAGACAACTAAAGTTCTAAACTCATACCCAGGCTCTCAACAAGCTGAACTTGCTTTTGTTGATGACAATGACGATTATTTAAAATGGTTAGAAGACACAGTAGGAAAAGACAACTTTAAAGTATTTTTTGATAAAGACGCTTCTTTCTTAGAGCCTAAAGCATACGTATCCATAAAAAATCCAGAGACAGGAGAGTTCACTCCATTTTCATCTGTAACTAAAACTTTTGGGGATGGGCTACTTCGATTCGGTGCTACTTTAGCTTACGAAATTCCAACTTATGCTGCTAACGTAGCTGTTGCGACAGCCGTTTCAGCTCCTTTACTTGCTATACCTGTTGCAGGTATACCTCTTGCAACATTAGCTTTTACTTATACTTTATATGCTGGAGGAAAAGGAAGAGAAAGATTAAGAGAGTATGTAAAAGAAGAGTTAGGAATAAATGAAGATGCAGATAAAAATTTATTTGAAAACATGGTTAGACTTATAAATAATGCTTTAGATGTAACAACAAGTCCTGGGGGAGGCACTTTTAGAGAAGAATTGGCAGGACTTGCAGACGCTATACCAGGAGGATTTTACTTCAAAAGAGGATTAAAAAATGCAGCAGAAAAAGCTAAGTTAAAATTTTTAGAAAGAGTGGATGCACAAGCTAAAGAAGGAGAGTTCCCATCTGTAAAACCTGCAATGAGATTTCAAGAGCAAACTCAAACAGGAGGAAGGCTAGACATAGGTAAGCCTCTTGACAAATTCTTAATAACAAATTTAACACCTAATAAAATTTTAGAGAGATTTCAAAATATTTCTTCTCAAGTATCTGTAGTTATACCTTCTAGGATAAAACAACAAATGAACTCTGTTGTGGAATACATTCAAAAATATAAAGATAACGCAGGAAAAGGTAATTTTGAACAATTTAGAAAAACTTTATCTAATTTAGGCACTTACTTAAAAGACGCTAGAACTAAAGTTAGTGAAATAGATATGAGAAACTTAGGAACTTCTTTAGTTGAATTAGATACTATGTTTTTAACTTTGCGTAAATTTGAATCTGATGCATTATATAAAAATGTGTTTGATAAAACAAAAAACTCTGTATATAACTTATCAACAATTAGAGAAGCTCTTCCTGATATATACAAAGCTATAATACCTACGAGACAAGGGGAGGAAATAGTACCAGAAGTTCCTATAGCAGGTAAGCAAGAAAACTTAATTAGGAATGTTGTGAATCAAATTGCTACGCTAGGAAACAAAGATGGAAAACTTACTAGACAAGCGGTGGTGTCAGCAATAAATAAATTTAAAAAGGCGAACCCAGACTTTGCTGGTGTGAACTATGCTGATGTCAAAACTCCTGCAGAGTTACTACAAATGTATGCAAGTTACTTTGGATACTTAGCAAGAGATGTGTATGGTAGTGCAGGAACATCTCCAAATGGTCCTTTAGCAAAAACTGCTATGCAATTCAGAAACACTTTCTTAGATTTAATAGCAAAACCTGATAAAAATATACCTGGACTTTCTGAGGCTCTTAAGAAAGCTAATTCTTTTTACAAAGAAACTTTTGACAGAACTTCTATGGAAACACAAGTAGCTTTACGTAATGCTATGAAAGGACCTGTGAAACAAGAACCAGGACAATTCATAACTAAAATAATAGGAAGTAAAACTGGAACGGCTCCGACTGAGTTTTCTACTGTTACAATCGACAACATAGGATTTATGAATGATTACATACAGAGAGAGTTAAGAAATCTAACTGATGAAAAAATACAAGCCTTAATAAAAAGAGGAATGTCAGATGAACAAATTAAATCAGGGACAAGTGCTGTTGCAAATCTAAAAACTTCATTTAATGCAGTCATAGGCAACAAAATAAATAATATAACTGATATAAAAACAGGCAGACAAGGCACTGCTCAAGAAGTTATAGATTATATAAATAGCTTTGATGATAAAGCATTAGAAGTGCTGGGACTGGTTAAAAGAAGTCCAGACGGCTCTATTAATAGAGATGCAAAAAATAAATTAATAGAAGATACTTTGATATTACAGGATTTAGCCTCTGGAGGTTTTGTCAATATAACAACATTAAGTGTCAATACTCCATTTGGTAAAGTAATAAAGGGCTATTTCGAAGATGATAAAATGCTTGTTACAAACTTTGAGAAACTACTTAGAGTTGCGAGACAAAGTAAAAAGAAACCTATTGACGTTAAACCAGTTGAAAGACTCAAGCAAACTGCTGAAGTAAATAATATTAGAAAAGGACTAATAGAATACATATTCTCAGTTGACAGCGGAGTATTCAAACAAATAGATAAAAATACTGCATTTGGTAACGCAGGCGACTTTAGAATTGATGCCGCTAAATTACAAGAAGTAGTTGAAAAAATAAATGGAATAGATGTGTTTAAGCAAATATTTAGTAAAAAAGATTTTGATATTTTAAATGGTTTAAATCAATATACTTTAACTATATCAAAAGGTATGAATGATGTCGGTGCATCTTTATCTGGTGCTCAGATTATAGGTGGAATAATAGATGGTGTCACTAACTTAGAGGGTGGCAAATTTGTAAAAGGTATTGCAAGATTAGCAGGACAAAATAGATTAGCTAAAATATTTGTTAGTGATAAAGTATCAAATTTATTTACAGGAGCATCTTTACAAAACATAAGAACAAACAAAGAAAAATTAAAAGAAATATTCCTTGGTAAACAAAGTGTAGCAGCTATAATATCTAATATAGCTTTAGACCCTTCAATTCAAGGTGAGGGGGATGATTCTGCCGAGGGACAAACTCAACTTAGCACTAAAGAATTAGAGCTACTTAAGAAGATAACCCCTAATTAATCTACTACATCCATATCATTTACTCTAGTTCGTAGTCTAACAGACTCTTCATGTAGTTTATTAGCTATATTTAACAATAAGTCTTTGCCATCTTTAGCAATTCGCACATCTTTATTTTTTAGCACAGTAACAGTATAGCCCTCTACTAAGTCATCTATGATGTCGCTCCACTTGTATTCGGCATACATGTTATCTTTTTCTGGAGATAAGACTACGCCTATACCATTCTCAGTAGGCACAAGATGTACAAAAATTTCACTTACTAATTCTACTTTTTTGTATGTCATCACACTTTTCCTTTGAGGGCAATCTTGCCCAATCTTTTATACCAATCTTAAATCTAGTTAAAGCATGTCTACTGCTTTTATCTGATGTGACTAAATCGCCTTGTGATATTCTAGCCCACTTTCTACCCTCAACAACATAAACTAAATATGTCCCACAAAGAGGATATTTTGATTCAAAGAATCTAGCTTTGTACCTTTGTGCGTTTTTCCACACTGGACTTAGTGGTTTTTCTAGTGTTGATATTTTTGACATTTTTTTCCCTTTCTCTAAATGCTTTTATTACGTCTGATGAAAATAACTTTTGTATATTGAGCAAATACATCTTAGATGCATTATGGTCGCCCCCTTTTACTGTCTTAGTATAATCAAGGGAGTCAATAATACTGCGTAAAACATCAGTGCGAAAAACAAGTGTTGCATAGGTTTCTTTTCCAATGCACAAATTATGAAACCAATAATCTGATTCCGTAGCTTTAATTCCCGAAGGTTTACCATAACTTTCATACTCCACTGCTATATTACCTGTCCGTTGCCACATGTCTCTTTCAGATTTAACTTCAATAGTTTTATTCTGAAGCATGTCGGCAACTTGTTTTTCTCTGACTTCACCCCACTGTAAGTCAATATCAAATTTTTTTCTATCTTTTATAGAGGGTTTCATTACTTTTTTGTTTTTGCTTCAGCAGGTTTAGTTTCATCCTTTTTTTCAAAGTACTTCAGTATCATGGCAAGCCTATCGTCATACTTACCGATTTCTGTAATCTCTTTATCTATAGATTCCATTATATCGGAATGCTCCCCTATACCCACGGGAGTTCTTAGATAAATCTCCACGTTAGCTATATGCTTATTTATCTGTCCTGCATAATAGGACTTAGCTGCTGCTAATAACATTTCTCTCATTTACTTCTCCTTAGGTTTTTAAAGTAGCTGTTATTGAATCCTCTTAACCATTCTTTACCTCTAAAAGAATTAGCATTATAAGGATTAGTTCTTTCGTGCGTGCGACCTTTTGTTTTTGATGTTCTAAAAAAATCTTTTTGTCCTTGTTTAAAAAATCTATCTACAGTAGCCATACCACATTTACTTTCCTATGTCAACTATTTCACAACTGTCTGCCGTGCAAGCAAGAGTTTGATTACCTACAGTGTTGTCTTCAGTTTCATAATCTTTTAACTTAGTCCAATCTATGAACTCTGGCATTTTTTTACTAAACTCTTTGTAATCTTTTTCAGAGCAATCTTGATATGGGGCTTGTTCATACACCATATCGTTACGTGGTAAAAAAGACAATCCAGAAGCTATATCAAAGTTATCATATATCCAACTGCCAGTTTTAAGCCACTCATCTTTTGCCACAGATACAGTTACAGATGGTTTGTGTTCACACCAGTTTTCTGCATATATTTTCCAAAAATCAAGTTGCTCTACTGCTGACATATCATCTCTTGTAATACAATCTTCGGGAGCTTTTATAGGAAAACTAAATACTGCGTTTTCTTTGCTCCACCCATCTGTTTCCCAAGGTATATTGTTATCCATCATAAATCTTGTGAGAGGGTCTTTTTTATCTCCACGAACTGTACGGATATAATACTTACTATGTCTAGCATGAATACCAGAAGCAGAATCTGTGAGTTGTGAAACTGTTCCAGAGGGTTTTACACAAGTAATAGCAGTTGATTGAGGAATGCCTAATAATTGTGCATATTTTTTGTTTGTTTCAACGGCAACCTCACGTAAAGTTTTCAATACTTCAGCTAAATTAGTTCCCTGGTCTGTGCCATTTGTAATAGCATTGTCCATTATACCCGTCATAGAGACCCCAAGCAGTCTTTCTTCTTCAGTATTCTTCTGCCACACCTTACGTAAGTAAGGAAAGTGAGTCAAAGTAGACTGGAAAGTTCCTATTATTGTAGCAGTGTGAACTTTAGCCTTTAGAGTGCTTAAGTTATCATTTCCTCGTACAATAACTTCAGATAAATTACAGAACTGGTAAGGTCTTAATATTATCTCGCTACAAGGATTAGTACCAAAGTCATACTCTGCATCTCTTCTGCCATTTTCTAATGCTTTATTTTTTGCGGCACCTCTGTAGAACATGCCTCTTTCTCCAGTTCCAGACTCTGCAAGAGCAATCCACTCTCTCATAAATGTGTATGGGTCTGGTTTTTCTGTGTAAGCAACTGAATTATTTGACATTTGTCTTTGAGGTTCTGTTTTATAGAACTCTCCAGTTTTAGCGTGGCGCATTCTGTCGTCAGATAAATTAGACAGACTAATCATTGCAGAACGTCTAACTCCGCCAGATACAACAACTTCACCAACTTTACACATTAAGTCGTGGCACTCTAAACTTGATAACTTTCTGCCACTTGCATCTCTAAATATCTTAACTGTGAACCTAAATAAATTATCCAAAGGTGCAGGTCCAGATGCTCTACCACCAAATATTTTTAATTTAGCTCCTGCAGGTCTAATTAAACTTAAATCCCATTTAGGTATTTCCCCTGCCCATAATAAAGCTAACAACTTACGGAATGCCTTTGCCCACCCCTCTTTGCTATCCTTGACAATTATTGTTTCTTCTGTATCAAAAAGTAAAGCAGGTACTTCTGGAAGTTTACTTATAAAATTTCTTTCAACAGAAAACCCTACACCAGTTCCACACATAAGGATATACATGGCTTCGTCAAATGCTTTAGGGTCATCAACGGGTAAATAAGAACAATTATACCCTGCAGTATTATCTCTATCTAATGCTTTACCTGCCGTCATCATGGCTCTCATGGAAGGCATAACTTCTTGATGCATTATAGATTGTCTTATGTTTTCTTTTACTTCTTCATCTAAAGTAAAATTATGCTTTGTTTTCAGATGCTTAACCATAAAATCTATATATCGACTTATAGTTTCGTGCCATTCTTCTCTTCTGTTTTCATCATCTATCCACCTAGCATACCTAGATTTGTGAATGAATTGTTGGTAGTATGTTGGTAATGTTACATTGCTCATCTAATTATCCTCACTGTTATATCTTTTACTTGCAATCCCGAAATCTCGTGGAGTAAATCTTGTAGTTGTTCTTCTACAAAAAAAGGTATTTCTTCACTATCAAGACATATTTCTTCTTGGTCTGCTACTGCTACTATTCTTATGTTTATCTTATGATTTAGGGTTCTCTTGTTTGTCATCTGTAATATCTATTAAGTAATTTAGATACCATTGTGCCTTATGTAAATCTTCTAAAGGCTTTCCTTTGTATCTATATCTCCACAAGTACTTTAATATATTTCCTTGTAAATAATGCTCAAAGCCTTCACCAGTAGCGGCTTCTATAGCATCAATACACTCAATGCCGAACTCATTATAATGAGCAGGGCTATTAACATTGTCATGTTCTTTGAATAACTTAAGTTGACTTTCTTTTTCTTGTTCCAAATGTTCTCTCACTTCTTTAAATCTATTTCTTATAGCTTCTCTGTACATCCCCATTTTTTATCCTTTCTAATGTATAGTGACTGAAGGCATGGTATCATCAAAACTACTTCTTCCGTCTTCAAGTACGTCATCTGTGTAATTAACTGCCCCATATGCCATTCCTCTTGTTAAAAGAGCATAGAACATAACATCTTCTTCTGTCAATAATTTTTTGTCCATTTTGTGATAAATTTCTATATCAAACCCTTGGTCTTTATGTCTTATGATAACTGCTGAATCACCTTTGTTTAAACTTAGTTTACTCATGTTCTCCTCCTACATCATCTGGGTCATATTTAAATCTTTTTCCATTGTAATACATATATCTACTTCTGCTAGGGGTATGATATCCTTTTCTTAAAAAGAAAGTTGGTTTTCTTTTTGCAGTTTCAAACGTAGCAACAGTTATAACAATAGCAGCTAAAATAAATACGTGAGCAATCGCAGTTATGCCAAACACCCACATACTTCCAAAATACATAGAAAATGCTATACACCACATCCATGCTAATACTTGCATAACCATATGCCTAGCATTTAAATCTGGTATGTATTTCAGAGGATTATGTTCATAGTTCATAACCATTTCCCATAAATTGTAAACTAATTTTCTCATGTTATAAGCTCCGCAAACACTGCGTATACTGCATATGAGTAAAGTAATATTATTACTAATTTTAGTACTTTATTGAATGAATCATCTGCCATTTTGTCCCAATGTGGTCTAGTCATTTTTAATACCTAATTTTATAAAATGTTCTGCATCTACTATAGCAAGAGGCTTCTCTCTATTCATCTTTATAATAACTACGGGTTCTCCCAACTCTTCATAACTACATGCTTGTCTATAGTAATTATACAAAGTCCGTGTTCTTTCAGTGTTTTTACACTCTATACTGTAAGGAAACTTTTTTAGTGCTTGTGAAGAAAGTTGGACATCAACTCCATTTACTCCCATAGGAGTCGATTTGATGTCCAGGTTAGTTAGATTAGTCATCAGACTTAGTAGTTTCTCCACTACCCATTGCTGAAGTTTTCTTCCCTTTGCTTTTGCTGACCTTGGGCTCATCTTCTTTTTCTGATTTAATGTTGTAGATAGCTTTTTTTGGGAACGTATAACTTGTCTTTTCTGACGTTGTGAGGGTGACGAACTCTGTTTCGTTGTTGAGTTGGTCGATAAAGTCTTTCGCATCTTCGTCAGACGTTCTAAAGATTTTATGACTTGTTTGTCCATCCTCTTCCTTAAGAGTTATCGTTAAGTCTGTCCTGCCACTCTTCTGAGATGTAGGTGTAGTATACCCATTTTGGGTTTTTGCCTTTGCTTGGGAGTTGTCGTCTGAACTCAATATTTCCCCAACAGTCATATTTGTAGGGACAATAACTGCATTCAATGCCCAAGGTGCGGTTTCCTGTAGGTTTTCCATAATAAACTTCTTCATTGTCGGTGAAGCTACGTTGAAAAGGTTTGTCGCTGGATATCGCTTTGACCACTTTACGTATGTTGTCATAAACATTCTCTCTTTCTTCTTTGTTGTCTACTGCCTCAGCTACTGCTATTTCACCAGTAGATTTATTTACTGCTAACCACCCACGAAAAGGGACTTTGTTAGCCATTCCGTATCCCAACCCTTGGGATACATAACCGAATGAATCGGATTCTTTTATTCTCTCAAACGCATTGTCTGATTTAAATTTATATTCAAAAGCATATGGAGATACAGTTTTTATATCATATATGCCATCATCTAATTCAATATCGAACTCTCCAGTTATTGAGTTCTTTTTGTCTATTTTTAATTCTACTTTTTTATGTTTGTTTTTTACATTGACTCCTGCCGCTTCTAATAATGATATAACTAAGGCTTCTATTACATCCCCTAATATCATTCTCATCTTGAAATCATATGTTGGAGTCTCTGGCTTTACATTCTTGGCTTGCATCTGTAGTTGGCATAAAGGTCTGCCAACATTACTCATTCGTAAATAAAAATCTTTGTTTTCGTTTGTAAATTGTTTTTCTAAGGCTTTTTGTGCAGACTTGCCAAAGTCTTCTAAAATGTGACGAGGCATTTCTGCCTCGCCTTGAGCTGCCTTTGAAAGGAAAGAAAGTAGGGCAGCTTCAACTTTGTTCATGCTCTCATGTCTTCTGGTAGGTCGTCATTCAGAGCATTATCCCCAGAAATATCTACTGGAGAACTCTCGGCATCTATATAATCACCCTTACTAATAAGAGCTTTATCATACTCTGCCATTACCTGCTTGTTTTCACCATCAATATTAGACATAAAGTGTTCTAGTAAAGATTGGTCGTCTGGTGTAAAATCGGCAGGTCCTTCAGACACCTTAAAACCTGCGACATAATATACCAAGCCACCATTTTTCTTCTTTTCTAACGAACCTCTCAGTTTGTAGAATATGAACGGCTTCTTTTGTGCCGATAGTGAATCAAGGGGAACTGAAATAGGCATAAAATTACTACCTCTGGCTCTCCATAGGACAGGTAAATCTCCTACATCCACTTTTTGACCTTCATGGTCAACGGCATCTATTAACGAGACTTTGCCATATAGCATTCTAAAGCATTTGATGGATTTCTGTAAAAGTGCTTGGTCTGCTGACAAACCCTCTCTTTGACTAGCTGGCACTGAGCCACACCTCATAGTCCCCATGATGTCTGGAACTTCTGTTTGGGGGTAAAGGTTTTTAGCCAAAATTGATTTGTTTACAAATTCATTTGCTTCAGCATCATAGTGAACGTACTGATACCTCTGCACGAAAACTTGTAAATCAATCTCTTTCGCATACACAGTTTTATCTGGTAGCGTTATAGACCAAGAACCTGCTGG